CCTTTTCTGATACTTTAGGTAATTGTAATCCACCTAAACTCTGCATCGCCTTCCCAGTAAGAGCCTGTGCCTTTTGTGGTATTCCTGCTGTTGGTACTTTTATATTTGCTACTGTTATATGTCCTGCCTTATCTGCCTTCGTTACGATATCTGGTGCAACTTTATGTAGTATTGCCATATCTTGATAAATTGCTTTTCCCACATCATCTAGACCGCTTTTTAATATGTCGTCGGCAACCCCATTAAGTGCATACTCGGCATATGTAGACGGTGTTAAACTTCCCCCTGTGTCTATTAGTTTTTGAACCCTAAGTGCTACTGGTTGTGTGGCACTCTTCAAGTTTGCAAGTCCCTGTGCATTTAGTGTTCCCTTTGCTCCGCTTCTCTTTAAAGTTGCCTGTATAAGACTTAGGGCTTTGTCATCTGTTATCCCAAGATTATCTGCAAGATTTTGTGCCGCATTTAGTGCTAAGTCGTCTGCATTTGCTGTAACCTGACTAGCTCTTAAAGATTTAGTTAGGTCATTTGATAGACCCTTATATGCTTTACCTATTCCAGTAATATCTGGATTTGCTTTATATTTATTTGTTATTCTCTTTACATCATCAAAAGACTGCATAGCCATATCCTTTCCAAGTGGTGTTTTTGGAGTTTTGATTCCTGTGGCACCTTTTTCCATTTCTTTCCCAAGTTTTGTAAGACCTGATTCTCCACCTCTTGCAGCTCTTCCTGCAATTCCCTTTTCTACTGCACCAATAGTTCCACCGAGTATTCCCCCAAGTCCTGCACCTGCAAGTATTTTTCCAATATCTGCATTTTCTGTAATAGGTGTCATACCATAACTTCCAAGTCCAGCACCAAAAGCACCTGCACTAGCACGACTAGCTATGTTCCCTGCTATTCCCACTGGAGCTATAAGGGAACCTAAGACTGCTGCGTCTCTTGCTATTGTTTCTCCTGGTCTTAGGAATGTTCCCAATTGCTCTTCTTGACTCTGATATTTTGGTTGATACTCTTCCATTACCCTCTGGGCTTCCTGTTTCTTCTTGAGGGTATCTAGTTCCTTGTTAATATTAGGGTCCATTTTTCTAAGAGAAGTTACAAGTCTACCTAATTCGGCCACATCTCTTCCTGGCTTAGTGATACCTCTTAATATGTCTGTAAGAATACTCATTTATATATTACTTAATTTACTACTATTTTCCTCTGTTAAATAACTTCTTGATAAAAGATACAGGGGTCGGGTTCTCATAAACAAACTTACCAACTGTATCTCTTAATCCATTATAGATATTTGCTAATGTATTATTCTCAGGCTCCCAATCTGCGGCTGCTGTCAATGCGTCCCAGTATAGAGTATCTAGCGTTGTTGGTGTTGGGGTTGACGTTGTTTGTGTTTGTGTATTTCCCTGTTCTCTTGCTGTTCTTAATATATCCCCAAGGGTCAACTGGGGTTGGGTAGTGCCACCTCCTCTACTTGCCCTTAGTTGTGCATTAAATTGATCTTGTTGAAGAGCGTCTTGGTATAACCTCCATGCATTCTCTGCTGCTGTGTTAGCCTGTTGTGCTGAAGTCTGATACGCCCCTAAGGCCTTAGCTAGAATATCTTGGTATCTTTGACCTCTTGCATTGAGTAAGTTTGAAGCTGTACTCCATTGTGTAATAGGGGCCTGTCTAGCTTGAGCGATTAAGGCCATTTGAGCAGTAGGGTCTGATATGAGAGTGTTCATGTACTTTTCCCTTAATGTAGGGGCAACGGTTTGAAGTTCTCCCAGTGCAGAAGATTGTTGGTCTATAAGGTCTTTGTTGTAATTAACCGCCTCATTGTATTCTTTCTCAAAGTCATTTTGGAACTTGTTAGGGTCATACTGTTGAGCCTGTCTATATAATTCCTCGTATTCTGCTAGTCTTTGTGCTGTTGTTGCCATTTTATTTAATAAATCAAATATTACTTCCTAATTGCTCTATTAAGCCAATCTATATAGGAACTTCCGTAAATACCTGCATCTGTTTTGGGTCTTTCTACTTTGTAAGGGGTGTAGACTGTTGTTGTAGGCTTCTGTTTACCTGAACTCTTCTCATACAACTCCTGCATTCTGTTGTAGTCTTCTTGAGCCCATGCCTTCTGTTGCATAATATCGGCTTCTATTCCCTTTTGATGTTCCTGTCCCATTTGTTGATACAGGTCTAAGAGTGAATCCTGTCGTATTCCACTTCTCATTAAACCTCTATTAGCAAATCCACTTTCTAATTCTGACTGTCTTCGTTGGGCTATTGGTGCGAAGTATCTAGCATAAGCCTGTTCTGCACTCCCTTGTACTAACTCAGGATTAAAATACTGTTCCCATGGTAATACTGCTCCAAAATCTATTGGCTGAGCCGCTCCTGCCTTTGCACCACCTGTTCCTGCGGTTGCTGGTGCTGGTGCTGGTGCTGGTGCTGGTGCTGGTGCTGGTGCTGGTGCTGGTGCTCCGTAAGTAAGTTGTTGTCCTGGTCTAATTAAGTTAGGGTTACTCCCAATTACAGCTTTATTCTGTTCATAAAGAGTTCTCCAGTTTGGTATTCCCAACTTCTTTGCTATTTTAGAGAGGGAGTCTCCCCGCTGGACTATATATGTTGCCATTTGTTAGATGTATCAAATTATACATCCTCGTAGTGTCCCCTCGTATATATAATTATATCATATCTTAATTCCTAGTCGTTCACCCAGACTTGCCACTTAAAACCCACTTGTGTTCCTGCTGGACTTCCTTCTCCAACAGTTAGTGGCCCAGAGCCGAATATATCATCGTATACAATCTGAATCTTTAATTGAGTTGTTGTTATCTCGTAAGTATAATAAAGGAAAGGTGGATCAGCAAGAAAGTAAGGGAGCATAGCAAACTCCGTATTGTATAGAATTGCATCGGGGGATAACACCTTCATAAATACAAAAGCGTTTGGAATGTATCCATAATTATGTGTTATTACTTTTATATCAGTTGTCCCAGCCGAGATTGAGTTTGGCAAGGTTACAGCCTCATACCCTTCAAGCTTTTCTTCTATTTTAGGATAATCAAATCCACTATGAATGGCACATTGTTCTGGGGTTGCAGTATCTACATCATATCCTGGTAGGGAAACCTTAAACATTTTATCATTTTCTACTGATATTTTAGCCATTTGTGGTTAAAGTGTCCTTAAATATAATATACGCCCAGTCTGCAATAGAAGCTCCATAATCATACACCGTGAGTTGTGTATTGGTTGCACTAACCCATGTACTTCCAGACTGAGTAAGAGCTTTATACCTAGTACCACTTTTTGCAAATATTAAGTACATAGGCTGGTACCCAAGGTTATGTGTAACCACGAGCGCAGAGGAATTTACATATCCCGATTGGTGAATCATAAGTTGCCTCACATCACTTCTTATAGCAAAATCTCTTTTGTTGGTAGAGGATATACTTTTTCCAGGGAGAGAGATAAAAATACCATAATCACCATCTACAACCTTGGTAGCGTCTGTGGTATTGTAATTTCCTGAGAGGTAGTTAGTTAGTAAGTTTCTTCTAAATATTTTCCATTTTAAGTTTATGGCAGAACTAACATAGCCACTAAAATACAATTTACTTGTATCACAACTTGTCCACCCAGGGAAAAAGGGTCCACCACTTGTTCTTTGCACATAAAATACTGGGTTATATCCTAGATTGTGGGTGTAAATATCAACGCTAACATTCCCAGAACCACCACCAGGCGGATTGATTGTTAAATCGCCCTCTGCCTCAATGGGTAATAAGGGCCATTCACTAGAAAAGGCCAGTTGTTTGTCACTGGCAGTATTCACATCATAACCTATTCGGCTTACTTTAACCCCTGATGTTGCCATTAACTTAGCTTTCCAATTAAAACCCTATCATTAGTTCCATCATTAACTATAATTTGTCCATTAGGTCCAAATACCCACTTCCCTTGCACTCCACCCTCTCCAATTGATGTTACAGATAAACTTTGTTGTGTGCTTAATGTGCCAGAAGTAACCTCTAAAGGCTTAGTTAAGTAAGCTCCTAATTGTTGCCTTACTTCTTCTGCTGTCATTGTTAGTGCCATTAATGTTCCTCCTTTTCCTCTACATCATAGATTAGATTAATTCCGTATATATTAAACCCAGCTTCGCTTGACGAGTGCGAGAGTTTTAATTCTATAAACTTGCCTGATGCCTTGCTAGGTATAATAAGTCTTTGTACTTTAATATCATCAGTTCCTGACAAGGACACATTACTTGTTGTACCTTCTATGTTTGACCAATTTCCTGTACCTCCTACTCTGTATTGTGTTGTTAGGTATTCATTCTTGTTAGTTGGCTTAAAGACTATCTGTACCTCGTAAGCATGTTTAATATCATCTACATTCTCTGCTGCTCCAAACAGTTTAGGAGTTTGATACACACTCCCCTGAGCCGAACCATTCAAAGCATACCCTAAATCTACTTGCCATACCTCTTGCCCGTCTACATTGGTAGCATAGGTCTCGTAAACACCCCCAGCCTTGTTTCTTGTCCAATACTTAAATGGTCTGTCTATTAAAACATCCCACGAGTTAATTAGTATGTCGTATCGTAGTATCACATTTGAGTAATTAGTTCCGTTCAATGTAACATCTCCAATACACAAACAATACCTACCTCTAGGGTCAAGTCCTGCTGTTACCTCGTTAGCGTCTACAATGGCAGTAATCCAATCTTGTACTGGTCTGCTAATTAAAGTTGCCTCAGTACCACCTGCATACATATATACCCCACCCCTGTTATACCATAGCATTCTTGATTCACTTACTTGTATAGTTTG